GGTTCGCCGAAGGGTTCAAAGAGATTGGCGCTGCCGACACGCAGGATCGCTTGTCGGCAAATCTCAGTCGCGGTCAGTGTGCCTGCGGTGATGCGTGCCGCTTGGGTCTTCTCCGTGGCGTTAGCAAAGGCAGGCTTGCCGAGCATCGCCATGTAGAGTTCCACGGTCTGCTTGAAGAGGTCTTTACTGCCGGTTAGTGGCATGGCAAGGACGCCTGCGAGCTTGACGGCAAGAAGCTCAGTGAAGATAGCCGGGTACTTGCTGGCGTCCGTGATGTTGGCGATGTAGTCCAACGTGACGGGAGAGGCGAAATTGGTTTGGAGGGAAGAACCAATGATTTCCCATTGTCCGAAGTTCTCGCTCTCGTCGATGTTGGCGAGACGAAGTGAGCGTATGTAGTCGCTGGGTAGAGCGTACTGGTAGGTGTAGCCACCGAGCGGGGTCGTGGCGCTGGTGAGGTTGACCTGCTTGCGGCAGAACTGCCAATCGAACTCAGCTTGGAGTTCGGCTACGGTCTGAACGTAGAAGAGCGTGCAATACTGCGCCTGTGCGGTCGCATCGGCGAGCGTGGTGATACGGGAATCACCTAGTCGAGCGAGGGCCAAGTTGCAGATTTGAACGTCCGTCATTGAAGCAGTTTGAGAGAGTTAAAAAAGTGGGTGGCAGACATTGTCCCGGTCTGCCAGCGGGGTGCTTGAATTAAGCTTCGTCGCAAGCGATCTCGACGACCTTCTTCTCTTCCATGCGGACAGCGGCGAGGCTGGCCACGGAGCGGATTTGAAGGGAGTGCGAGAGGTCCGTGCGGACGTCCATGTGAGTCTTGAGTCCACGCTCGGCCAAGATCACGCCCGACTTGACGTAGGCGTAGCAGGAACGAACGGTGGAGACTTTGCCGAGGAGTTGGCTGCGGCGGAATTTGAAGCCCATGAAGGTATTCAAAGCCCCGTCCACCAAGGCGCGAACGCTGTTGTAGTCTGCCGATGTCGCCTCGACCGTGCGGAGCAGGTCTTGGAGTTGCTTGGCGGACACAACCATGATGCGCTCCTCTTCCTCGTCAATTTCGTTGCTGTCGAAGAGGAACTTCGCAGCGCGGAGCTTGGCAATGGTGAGACCGGAATTCGCGGCAGTGCCGGTTTCCACATAGTTGACAGCGACCTTCTGGCCTGCTGGCAATACGGTGGCCGTTGTGCCGGTCGTGCCTGTGTAGGCAGTGCCGCCGAGAGCGCCGATGATGATCGTGTCGCAGGTGCGAGCGTAAGCTTGAGCATGCGATTGGATGATCGGGGATGTCGGAAGGACAACCTCACCGAGGAGTTGCTCATCGAACTCGTCAACGAGTTTCGCGCAGTCGTATTGCTGCGGGCGAATCCAACGCTTGGCCATCGCTTGATCGGTGATACGGGTGTCGCGTGAGCGATCCGTGATCTGAGTCATCGAGGTTACGTCGATTTGATTGTAGGATTTTTCCTTACCTTCGATTGAATCGATGGTGACATATTCTTTCAGCCTGCTGTTCTTCTGCTGAACGAGGTGTTTCCAGTTGCTGTCGAACTGGGTTGTGTAGTGATCGGGGATGTTCGTGAGAACGCCGTTTAAGTTAGCCATTTTTTTCCTTTAGTTGAGTTGGGTTGGTATCAGTCGAAACTGATGGATTTGTTCTGCTCCCTTCGCTCTCCGAGTGTCCCGTGTGGGGTCAGCGGCGGCGGGTAATTAGGGAGCAGGCTCAACAAGGAGGTGTCTGCTCTGACGCATTTACGTTTCAGCCCGATTTAGTATCAGTCAAAACATATTTTCAGAAATGTTGCGGGGCCGGGAGTCGAACCCGGAACTCAAGGGTATGGGCCTTGCAAGATACCTTTTCTCCACCCCGCGAAATTGTCATCCCTGCTTGAGCAGTCCGGTCACCAGAGTCGCGGCCTCGCGGTCGCCCTCCATGTACCGCTTGTGCCAAGAGTTGTCGGGATTGCTCATGATGTCCTTGGCGCGGGCCGAGCCGGTCATAAACTCTGAGCCACTCATCGAGCGCCCGACCTTGTCCTCGCTCATCATCTGGCTCAAGCGAACGAATCCACGCACGACTTCGGGGTCTGCAAATCCTTGTGAGTTTGCATTGACTCCCGCGATCTTCGCGGCCTGCTTTGCAAGTCCGATGTTCTTCTCAAACTCCCCTCCCCACTCTTTCTTGAGGGTGTTGACAGCATCGACATGCTGCTTCTCAATCTGCGCCTGCATGCCCTGCATTTTGAAATGCTCCATCTTCGCGTGTTCGGTAACGAGCGCCTTCATCGCGGAGGGCGGTATGTTGTGCTTGTGGGCGATCTCAGCGTAGTTTTTGACGTTGTTGTCATCCCACGTCATGCCCTCTGGGAGCGCATCGGGAGCGAACTTGTACTCGTCAATCGTATCGGGAACTCCGAGCGAACGACGAAATGCGGCGACCTCTTCGGGTGAGGATTTCTCGTTGGGAACGCCAAGCTTTTTTCCGATCAGCGCATTCGCATTCGCGAGCGCCTTGGCCATGTCGGGAACGCTCTTGTATTTACTGAGCGTGTCTTTGTAGGCGGCAGAATCCTCCGGGAGGTTATTCGCCCAACCCTCGGTAAATGTGCCGTCCGGGTTGACGTAGCCTGTGTGTTGCGTTGGTGCGGTTGATGTCTCCGTTGCGGCTGGCGCTTCGGCGTTGGTGGCGGCTCCTGTGTCGAGCAAACTCTGCTCGGAGGAGGTGTCGGTGGTGTCTTCCATAAATGGTATCAGTCAAAACATCCCTACTCTTCGGGGTGGTAGCCGAGATGGGTCTCGCGACCGGCGTAGGTCTTTTGGAATTCCTCTGGAGCGTAGTCGCGAAGCCACTCGACAAGCTCAATGGTCTTGTCTCCGAGCATGGGGTCCATATCGGGGCGTGGTGGGATGTCGGTGTTTTTCTTGCTCATTTTTTGATGACCTTGCGTTTGGGTGTTTCGATGTCGCCATCGGCGATGACAGGGCGGCGAAGCATGGTCTCGATGTGGATGAGGACGCCCCTCTGGCCATCGCGGAGTGCGGCGACCACAGGGTTGAAATCGTAGCCGGGTAGAAAGACCTGCGAGTCGGTCGCGAACTGATGCTTGATGTCAGCGATGATGAGAGCGCCATCCTTCGTGTTGAATACACGGTGGTAGGCATTGGTGAGGCGCTGGCGCTCACGCTCACGCTTGAGGGCGGCAGATTTGTCTTCGGGAGCCATCATGCCATACCGGGGAGCATTTGAGCGATGGCCGAGTCTTGCTTCACGCCACCGACCTTGCCGATGGCTGCGGCTTGACGTTCCATCTGCTCGGCCTGCGCTTGTGCCTGTGCGGCCTGCGCTCGTTGGGCGCGGGTCTGTGCGACCATTTCCTCATCCATGAGCCAGCGGGCTGGCAGGCCATCGTTGCGTGCCATGTCACGGGTGATCTCGTCGAAGTCAAAGTTGTCCAGCATCTCCGGGCGAAGATTGGCAAAGGGCAGGAGCATCTCACTGGTGCGGATGAAGGCGGCGTTTTCAAGCGACTTGATCGCAAGTGCGATCCTGCTGTTGTAGGAGACCTCTGGATCGGGAACCATGCCGGTCATCTGGAAAGCTTCGGGAGGAGGCGGGAACTTGCCAGCACGCGCAAGGATCGCGAATACCCGGCGAAGGAGCGGATTGAATAGCTCAGTCGTGAGACGAGCGAATGTCGGAGAAAATTGGATGAGCTTTTCGCTCGCACGCTCGGCGACTTCGCGAGCGGTCATCTGTTTTTGGAGTTGAGCGAACATCTGGAAGAGGTCCACATGGAACGCTTCGTTGATGGCCTTGCGCTTGCTCTCAGCCCGCTCGACGCCGATGTCGTAGCGCCCACCTGTTCCCCACTCTTTCGGGGTGGCCTGCGGGTTATTGGGATCGAAATACGTCACGCCTCCCGCACGCAGGTCGATGTCGCCATCGAACCCAGCAGGGATGAGGATGCGCGGGAAGGCGTGAATCTCTGCCAGAGAATCGAGTTGCTTCTCAAGGAAGTTGAGTTGCTTGCATTCGGGAAGCGCCGTCCAGCTTGGCGAGTAGCCGTAGCACTCGCTGTTCTTCCATTTCAAATAGCGGGTGACAAAAAATGGTTGCTCATCGAAGCCCGACTTTAGGAAGACATGCTTGGTCGCCTTCTCCACATAGACACTAGCGTAGGGCTTGTTGGCCCCGTCACGCTTGCCATCCTCGATCTCGCCCGGTCCGCGAGGAGAAATGAGGTGGATGCAGGTGAATTTCTTGTTGGAGTTGGGCTTCTCTAAATCCTTCCGCATCGCCTCGGTAAGCGCCTCGATGCCGAACTTGAGAGCGGCCTGCCGAGCCGTGATCTCGTACTCGCGGGAGAGTGTATCGACATAGCCTTCGTCATCCTCGCTGATCGCAAACGATCCCATGTCGAGCTTGGTAAAATTGAGTGAGTTGTTCTTGCCGCCTTCGACAAGAATCGCAGCAGTCCCGAAGCACCCTCGGTCTAGGTAGAGTTCGTGAATCTCGGTGTAGAAATTGGATCGGCTCAGTTCGGCTTGCATGACCTCGGTGCAACGCTTGAACCATTGCTCGACCTCGTCCTCTGACTCCATCGACTTCGGAGGTTCAAGCGAGAACCATCGACTTTCGAGCGGGGTCATCCATGAGAGTTGACCATTGGCCAAGATCATGTTTGCCCGCACCGCAGTCGCGTCAAATAACTGCGACTCATCGTCCGTGGTGGGCGATGTGTTCTGCGTGAACATGCCCGCCTTGCGAGGCATCACATACTTTGCGATGTCCTCCCAGAGCGATTCCCAAGAGGCACGCTGATGGACCAACTCAGCATGACGCTGAATGACCTTGTCGGCGAGTTCGGGATTGTTGCCGTTCATCGGGTATCAGTCGAAACTATCCGAGAGTGGACTGATATCCTTGGTTGGATTCACCGGCTAGGATGCTCTTACGCATTCCCTGCCTGCGTCTGGCTGCGGCGGCTTGGTCGTCGGGAGCATTCTGATCCACTTGAGCGCCGGGGGCGGCTTTGCTCGCCTCCATCTTTCCCATTGCGAGTTGACCATTGTACTTTTGGTTCGCTGCCGCCAACTCTTGGTCGCGCATCTGTTTTTCCATCATCGCTTGCTGCGCTTGAGCACGTTCTTCCGCTGCCTTCATTTGCGCTGCGGCTGCGGCTTTTTCGGCTGCACTTGGACCCTTTGGTCCACCTCCGAACCAAGCTAGGACGGGAGAGAGGATGGGGTTGAGTTGGTGGTCAATGAGTCGCATCGTGGTTGGATTTTGCTAGTTTTGTAAATTCGGAGCGGTCGATTCCGACGACTCCATGCGACTAACGGAAGGGTGTAAGGAGCGAAATGGCAAGGATTATTTTGACTGATACCACAATATATTGTGATCAGCCAGCAGTTCTGGCACAACCTATGGTATGCGTGTGCGGCATCGCGCCACCGTTCCTCTGTGTCGCGGATATCCACCGGGCGGGCGAGCATGAAGAAGTCCTCGGTGTTCACTACCACCCCATTCCATGCGGTGAGTTCGACCTCCTCGGCGAAGGATCGAGGCTGCGGGTAGCGCCGGTAGAGATCGAGGATTTGGAGTTCCAGTTCGCGCTTCACCGGCGCACCTTTCCGAATCCACCCCCACGGAACCCGGCCACCACTCTGGACGCTTCGCCCCGCTCGGCCTTCCGAGGGATCGCGCTGCGGTCGATCACCATCCCTCGCTTAATCGCTTGGTGAGAGAGCGAGAACGCATCGGAGTAATGGCTCGACCAGTCATGCACCGGCACATCCTTGATGGTGACGCCATCACGCTCCTCCTTGGCGTGATAGGCATCGAGCGCTTCTAGTCCATCGGCACATCCGGCCTCATTGATTGAGATGCGAGGGAACGCATCGTTGGCAAGATTGATCCCATCCCATACCGATATCTGCCTCGGCACAGGGCAGACGCCAGTTAGCCCGCTGCGACCGAGCGCCTCCTGCCAGAGTCCTCCGACCTCCGCTGCGGCGTCATGGGGAATGAAGTGACCACCGTAGCCGTACTGGCGATCCTTGAGCCGTGCTGCCCAGTCTGCGGGCGTGGCGCACTCATCGGACCCAGAGAGCGCCTCGATGTAATTGATGCGGTCACCGACCATCTGCCAGACCCACACCTTCTGGTTGAGTGGAGCGCCCACGTCCCAGCTTGTGTAGACCGGCAGTTCCTTGAACCAGAGGATGTCATTGGTCACTCGTTTCTCAGCGCGGGCCTTTTCAAGTGACCTCACATAGATCGCACCCGGACGTCCCACATTGAAACTGCACTCGTACTCTTGTTGATAGGCATTCTCCGTGGTCCCCTTGCGGATGTCATCGAGTTCAGCGGCAGGAATGATTCCCGACTCGCTGGCTCGTTGCATAAGCGAGAACCACTCGCTGTCCGCGCAGGCGCGGTTCCACTGCTTCCAGAAGAGATTCCTACCCTTCGGCGTGCCGACCCATGTCGCCCATCCATTGTAGTCGGTGAGCGTTGGCCGGATGACATTGTCCCATGCTGCTGGATCGAGATCAGCCGCCTCGTCCATCACCACGCCATCCAAATAAATTCCGCGCAGGCGCTCGAAAGCTTCGCCAGAGTAGAGTCGGATGGTCGCTTGGTTGTGAAAGGTGATAGCGAGATCCGCCTTGTTCACCACCACGCCGGGGATTTGAGAAGTGAACTGGACGAGATATTTCCATGCGATGTCCTTCGCCTGCTCACGGGTCGGAGCGACATAGGCATAGCGGAGCGGTGGCCCGCTGCGCTTATGCTGGAGCGCCTTCACGATGAGGTCTTGGATGCACACGAAGCTCTTCCCGGCGCGGCGATGCAGCACCATCACCGACCAGCGTTGTGTGCGGTGCAGATAGCTCGCGAGTTGCGGTCGCGGGACGATGGCGATGTTAATTTTGGCCACCGATGGTGAGGTTGATTTCCAACGCACCGACGATGTCGAGCTTCTCTGGTTCGTTCCATCCCATCGCCTTCGCCAGCATCTCTCCGTATTTCGCGCACGTTGAGGATTCCGGTGGCATTTCCATGAACCGCTCGCGGAGTGTTTCGAGGTAAGTCTCTCGCTTGTAGGTCATCTTCGATTCCACCTTGGCGCGGAGTTCTTCCACTCTCTTAGTGATATCAACATTTTTCAACAATCGCTCACCTCCCTGTCCTGCTCCATTTTCGGAGTAACCGGCTTTGAGATAGGCTTGCGTGATCGACATTCCGCTCGCATAGGCTTGGCAGAACGCTTCTTGTTTGGGGTTGATCTTCATAAGTGTTCGGTATCAGTCGAAACTTGTCTTGACAAGAATGTTGTTCCCCCTTTTATAATCCCCACAGCTTCGCGTATTTCAATGGTCGTCATTTCTTGCGCTTTCGTTTTGCACTTGGCTTGGCGGAACGTGATTTCGATGGTTTCCGGGTCGTCGTCTTCGATGAGGGAAGCGTAGCGGAGTTGGTCGATGAGAGGCTTGCAACCGCCCGCATAATTATCGGCATCGAGGAGTCGGCAGGCATGGCGCGTAATGACGAGAGTAGTGCGAGGCGGGCGCGTTTTTTTTCTTTCTGGAGGATGGTCCAGTGCTGGCCGAGCAGCCGGTTGAGGCTTGGGGTTGTGTATCCCGGCAGTCCAAGTGTGAGAATATGATCCATCTGGGTTTGGTTTGTATCCGAGCTTTTCGAGTTGGTCATGGGTCCAGTTCACTGCGCCTCCTTTTTAATCACATCGAGGATGCCTTTGAGCAGCCTCACTTCCTCCCGCGCCTCGTCCCGCTCACCGCAAAGTTTGTTAACGACCAGCATATGCTCGGTGGCTAGGTTGTTGTATTTATGCCTCGCCTCGTTGCGCTCGCGCTCAAGTTGCTGCGCCCATTCAACCGGCACGACATGGTTACCCCGTGCAATGTCATTTGTTTGTGGTGTTTTCATAGTCATACGCTGTAAATGTCCATCATAAGATCAGCGTCTTCTTCTGGGTGAGCGTTCAGAAACTCAACAAACTCCTCAAATGGGATGTTGTAGCCTTTCCAAATGCCGCCAGCGGGGTGATACGCAACGGATTGAATTGCGCCGCCCTTGAACTTTGTTCCATCAATGATCATAAACTCTCGGACTCGGAGGTGACGATTGTTGCCGCATAGTTTTTCCACGAACTTCCATTGCTTTTTAGAGGGAGCTTTTCGCAGGGCAGTAGATATTCGCTTTGCTTCTTCAATGTCATCTGTTTCTGGTGTTTTCATAATTTAAAATAAAAATTCTTTGCGGCGACGAGCAGCTTCGATTTTGCGGCGTTCCGGCGTTGATTGCCAAAAGCGTTTGCAGGCGGCGTCAATGTCGCCCTCCAGCTTGGCCCACCACCTGTCAGCGCGGTCGGAACCGCAGGTCTCTGTCCCTGCGGCCCCTTGGCAGACGATTTCCCGATTAGAACGAGATTTCTTCTTCATTTCGGGCGATTTTGAGGCGTTCGTTAAGAGTGGCGATGCGGGATTGATCGAGGGGTTCCACTGCACCTTCCAGCGGGTTCAGCCACTTGATCTTGAATCTGGCCTCACCGTTGTATTCCTCGGCCTCGATTGTGAGGCGGCACTGCTTACCGATGAACGGAGACTTGCCAGAAGAGAGTGAGTTGATATCCCAATCGTTTCCGAATGCGGCATCCAGCGTGTCGCAGGTCCGTTTCACCGCCTTCTCCGATAGCCATCCCTGCCAGACGATTTCGCGTCCATGCTGGTCGCTGGCCGGATCGTCAATGAGGAGCGGGAGACGGATGAAATCCGTGCCGGATTTCGTCTTGCCAAGCCATCCGTTGCCGGGGGCTTTTACTTTCGCCGTGTATTTGCCTTCGGCAGTCACATAGCGGTTTTGTTGTTTGTCTGCGAGTTCGTGTGTTGTCATTTTTCTGTGTTGATGATGTTTGTAAACTCCGATAACCGCCGGAGGATCGGCTCGCCCCTGTCGGACGAGAGCATTT